ACCGTAATAGCACCAGCACCGTTGGTCACAGTCATACCCGCCCCAGCGGTGATAGTCGCTTTCGCCAAGGTGTTCCCAGTGGTGTTGCCCACGAGAAGCTGGCCATTTGTGTACGAACCCTGGCCCGTTCCACCATCCGCTACAGCTAAATCGGTAATCCCCGTGATAGCACCACCGCTAATGCTCACACTGCTAGATGCTTGCGTAGCAATAGACCCTAATCCCAGAGATGTTCTCGCAGTAGCACCATTTTCCGCGACCCAGGCCGAGCCACTTCCAACAATGAAGTTACTATCAGTTTTAGCCAGCGCAGCGATAGCCGCAAGGTCAGCATCGTAGGCTTGAACATCCGAGCCAATAGCCACACCAAGGGAAGTTCTCGCAGTAGCACCATTTTCCGCAACCCAAGCAGACCCACTTCCAACAATGATATTACTATCAGTTTTAGCCAGTGCCGCGATAGCAGCAAGGTCAGCATCGTAGGCCTGGACATCCGAACCGATAGCTAGACCAAGCGCCGTCCGCGCCGCAGAAGCAGAACTTGAACCCGTTCCCCCATCAGCGACAGCTAGATCGGTGATTCCTGAAACGCTGCCTCCAGTAATAGCAACGCTAGAAAGGTTGACTACTCCAGAAGCATCCGCATAAACGGACTTTCCTGCGGGGTACGAGCAAAAGACATCTTTTGTCCCCGCAGCAAAACTCATAACCGAGCCTGAGTTGGAACTAGCAAGGATAGTCGTTCGGGCTAACGTAGCCCCTGAAGAGGTGTACGTTCCAATGCCAACTTCCCACTCATTTGCGGTTCTATGCGCTACCGCGTAATAAGTCGTATTGCTGTTTCCAACGACAGAAAAAGCATCAAAACCTGTTACCGCTCCCGCCAAACTAAACGTTCCGGTGCCCGCCGTCGTAGTGGTCTCACGGACCCTATCTTTGACTATAAGAGCCATCTACTACTCCTTAGGCAATACGAATTATCGCCGCTGAGGAACTCGCTGTTGGGAACTGAACAGTGAAATCCCCAGAAGAGGCCACCTTGTCCCCACCAAAATCTAGGATGCAAACAGAAGGGTCACCCGATGCCGTATCATTAAAAATCATGGCTCCCCTCGCAGTGATCGAAACGGTGCTAAACGTCAAGTCAGCAAAATCGCCAACAGCAGTGGTACCACTCAAAACAGGAGTTACACTGGTTAGCGCTGCACCCTTCGCCGTATAACCCGTTCCAGAGGCTTCATTGCTCGACGTATACGCTGCCGTAGCCGCACCCAACGAAGCGGAACTCGTATACAAGGCTAGATTAAAAGTGTTGCCAGAACTAGCCGTGAAATTATGCGTCGCAGTCATCAGCTCTTTTTTAAAAGAACTGCACATTGCCTGTGATATAGCCATTACATTCTCCTTACAAGCTCAGCTAAGTCTTCGTGTCCCTGTGATTTCAACAGGTTGAAAAGAGTGGTTCGATCAGAGGCAACAGCTTGTTTCATGTAGTACACTAAAACATTTCGTAAAGCATCGCAATAAGCTCTAGCTTGCTGTTGGATCTCTGGGGGGGCCGTATTCGAAACCTGAATAATCTTGCCCAAACACATTTCCGCTACTTCTTCTGGAGTGTACCCTCTGTTAGAAGTTGTCGACACAGTGACAGGGGCCACAGAAGCAGCAATTTCTACCGAGAACACTATGCGCGACCATTATTCATTACCAGTCCCATGCGGTAAGCATCTGTAACCTCATCCCACTCTCCCTGCACTTTCAAACGACCCAACGCCTCCGCATACCGCTGCTGATAATTAGTGAGCAAATCTTGCTCACCCTTCATAAAGGTGTAAGCCTCATACAAAGAGCCGTAAAGAAGAGCCAAAGGAGCATTTACGCTCAACCACGTTGTCGCGCCACCCGCTCCCGCAGTAAGCGATGCAGGGCGGTAATTATAGTTCAACTCGACGGTGTAATTAGAATCTGGTGTGGGGGCCACTATGATATTGGCATAGTCAAACTGGGAATAATATTTAGGGGTTCCTGTTGCGTTCGTAGGGTTCACAGCCTGAACAAAAGTCACGTTCTTACGAAGAAGGAACTCTTTTTCCGTGCCATTCGTTATCGAAAGAGAATAAGCGGACAAGTAATCAAGAGGAAACCCAAGGTACTCTGAGCTGGTTGTGAAAACCCCCTGAACATTTTTCCTGAAAATAGAAAGCTGCGTTTCGGTGAAGATACGTTGCTCCGCATTTTTTATAAACGTGGGCAACTGCGTCACAAAAGTAGCCTCTGTGTTCTCAGCGTAGTCCTGAATGGCTGTCTTCAACTGATCCAATGTAAAGCTCATAGCACCACCACCACAATTCCGATTGAGGTTATACCCACGAGCCCCGTGGCAGAACTAGAAGGAGGGAAGATAGTTCCATCTCCAACAAAAACTTCCAACGGCTCCCTGCGATCCACCCTCGGTTCCATCAGAGCCTGTGGGTCAGGAGGCGGGGTGTGTGGCTCCAATTGAGGGGCTTTGGGTTCATAACATGAAAAACAGACCTTGAACCCAGTCCATTCCTTCCGAAGTCTCAAATAGTCAAACCTCTGCCCGCATCTATCACAGATGCCGTAAGAAAATTTTCCTGTGGCATATAACCCGCTCATACACTTATGTACCCATAAAAGTCCTGAGCAGGGGTTAGATGCAAGCTGGCACGATCACGATCTTCTGAAGCAGCCCTCTCAAATTCTTCCTCGTAAATACCTTTCAACACCGGTGTCAACTGCGGATTTTTCTTCATCGAAAGATAATAGGCCAAACCCGCCGTCAAACAAGGATAGAACCTGAAAGGAACTTGCGGCCCGTTTATATACGTATCGGCATCATCGATACGAACAAGACGATCGTAAACGAACTCATACGTAGAATTCGCGTTGGGCGTGTTGAAAAAACGAACAGTAGGCTTGATCTGTCGGTCGATATAAAACTGCGTAGGTTGGGCCTCCGAAAGCTTGCTAGTGAGATTGAGATACTGATCGCGGCTGATCCGATTCAAAGTGGTATCTGATTGAGTTGACACCCCCGAGTTCTGACGCAACACTCCCGACAAAACATCAATCGTAGCCTCTACATCCTCAAAACTCAACGCCGCAGAAAGGGTAGTTACCGTCCCGCTGGTGCCTCCCGTCAACGATTCTCCAGAAGAAAAAGTTCCGGTGGGGAGGGTCAAAGTGATCTGTGTAGAAGAGGGCAACGCAGTGATATTAGCAGTCGCCCCACTTATTGATCCCGTCACCACCTCCGAAAGAGTAAACGCCGCGCTAGCAACAGCTGTCGCTATCAAATCACCCACAGGGTAGGCGTTAACTCCAGAAACCAAAGAAAGCGTTTTCTGCTCAATCGTCCAGCGGTTCAACCCTCTATTTGCCCAATCCGCAAACAAAAGATTTAAAGAACGTTTGGCAGAAGCCAAGTCATATCCCGTACGAGGGATGACACCAAGGCGTTCATACGCCTCTTCTATATAATCTGCAATTTCAAGGGAGAAATCTTTAGAGTTAGAAAAAGCCATGACATTCACCACTCTTGATACTGGTCACCCTAGCGGTACTTGACAGCCATACGTGTCTGGCCACCTTTGCCACCCTTTTTATCGCCAGCGTAACGAACAGCCCCGCCGCCCATCATCTTCTTAGGAGCCTTCTTTTTGCCGCCGGTCACTTTTGGTGCTGCTCTAGGCATCTTTCACTCCTTCTTCATGTTCTTAAAGGTTTGCGCAAGACGAGCTCTTTGCCCCATTACTCCCGGTTTTTTCGCAGCCGCCGCGAGTGTCCTCGCTGGAATTTTATGGCCCTTTTTCACCCCCAGAGCTTTTCTCAAAGCTCCGGGTTTTTTAACAGCGTCTTTTATCCAGTTTTTAGCCATACTCTTTTCTCATATACAGTAGGACTGTATAAGTATCAGCAGCAGTGTGTCCTACTGTCGTGAAAAGTAGGTCTCCTGTTTTGCCACTACCGGAATTGTTCGACAAACCCCCAAAAACGGTATAGTCGTGATGACCGCTTTGGTTTTCTCCCAGCTCAATGCAAAATAAGTTGGTAGTTGCATCCCAGAGCAATTGCACTTTCATACCAATGCACTGCCACCAAATCCGTTCGATGACAACACCCGTACAAGCAGTCCCATTGGGGAGAGAGGTCAAAGCAGAAACATCTACTTTCACCACCGCTGCTTCACCTCCACCGTCAGAAACGTTGGTGAGTTTTAAAACGACCGTCTTTGGGCCATCTATTATTGTTTGAGAGGCTACTGTATCAGCCATGGCCTACTCCTTTATTTCTCCGCGTAACACCATTGCCTTGCGAGCGGCACTCCCAACAGGAGGGAGTGCCACCGCAAGCTTACGGGATTTTTTCGGAGTGGGTTCATCTCTTACCCAAGCCTCGTTTTTAGGAGTGCTCGGATCGTCTGCTATAAAATGGCCCGAGCCCGTCCGCGCCCGTTTTCGTTCTACCATGAAACGCCCTTACCGAGTTTGCGCGGCAAGAAGGTAGTCAAAGGTAGCTGCCTTAGTTCCTGAAGCAGAACCAGACAACTCCATAGCGCCGATAGTCAGGTTTTCATCGTCAGGAAGGTTAGCTGTATGAGTGGCCACCTTGACCCTATTGACGAAAAACTCTACCGACCCCGTGCCCTTTACATGAAATCCTAGGGTCACATAGGTACCTGTTGCGATGTCAATGCCTGAATCTGTCGTAGTCGCTGAGCCATTTTTTTCCGTGACGCAGTCGATGTTAGAATCGCCATCATCTATTTGAAAAACGATACGATCCGTGGCGGTAAGCATTGCTTCAGGGTTCGTAGCAAAATTC